CAGAAAGGGTGATTGAAACATTACCTGAGTTTGTTGCACTGGCAGCAGCCGTAACAGTAAAAGCATCATCACTGGTTACTGAGGCAACAGCAAAAGTGCCATCAGTTGCAGAACCAGACGTATAATCAATTGTTAGAACATCTCCTATCGCAACTCCATGTGAGGTAATATTTATAGTCACAGTTGTTCCGCTTTGCGAATAAGTACCTGTTTTTATAAAGCCCTCTGCTGGTGGAGTAAATGTAAAGCTTGCCTGATCGTTTACCCTACTTCTTAAGAAGCCTTCTATAACATCTGACTGCTCTTCAGAAACTACAAAAGTCAAATCATACACTTTAGGGTCTTGAGAGAACGGAAGACCAAATAAAGCCCTAAATTCATAGCCATCACCAAGTCTAGAAACTCTTACTCTTGGTGTGCTTGTTTTTCTCATTCCGTAGGTCGGAGAGATATTTGGAAAACTTGCCATTACCTATTTAATAAACCTCCAGCCCTTTGTTCTTGTACTAATGTAGTTTGTACCACAGCAGCAATCAATTGTCCAAGTGCTTGACCCTCTGCTTGGCTTCCAGATACAGAACTACCAGACGCATCAACGGAAACATTAACAATATTAGTTGTTCCACCACCACCAATTTTACTATTTGGAATAATAGTACCAGCAGACCGAGGAACAAACAATTCGGGGCCTCTTTCTCCTACTACAGAAATTTTATTAACAGGTGGCCTTCCACCATCTGCAAACAATCCTCCAAGAATACCACCTAAAAATCCTCCAAGCCCTTTTCCTCCATCTTTCCCTTTACCAAAGTTCTCTCCAAATTGACCTAAAAGCTTGTCTATTTGAGCATCAAGTATTTTGTCTCTAATGCGGTTCAATACATTTGTCATTGCTTCACCAAATGATTTAGCTCCAGTTATTGCGTCCCTAAGATTATTTTTTATACTACTTTCAATCTCTTCACCTACAGCAGTCATTTTATCTTTAAGTTTATCTGTTTCTGTTTGTTGTTTTTTAATTTCTTCAGTGCTTTCTTTTTGAATATCAACTCTTTCTTTAAGTTTTTCATTAATTAGTTTATCGGATTGTAGTGTTTTATTTCTTCCTTCAAGCATACGAATATCAGCATCAATCTCTTTTAATTTTGTTTCAAGAGCTTTTTTTGATCGACCTTTTGCTGTTTCTAATCTCTCATTAATTTTTTCTCTTAAAGCTTTTTGTTTTTCAAGTTGTTTAGTTACATCTTCTTCAGAACCTTTTGCAATGGCATCATTTAATTCATTTTGTGCTTTTTTAGTTTTAATGATTTGTGTGGTTAAAAGTCCAAGACCAATTACTAAAGCCCCAATACCACTTGCCGCAATCGCACCAGATAATCCTAGAACTGCAATTTTTAATGCACCTATTTTTACTGTTATTGCTGCTATAGCTGCCCCTGCTATTGGAACTGCAACTGCAATAGCTTTTGCTGCGGCTGCTATACCAACAAGTAATAAAGTTGCTTGACCAGCATCACTATTAACAAATTCTGTTAGGACAACTAAAAGTTTTGTAAGAACTTTTGTTCCCTCTATGACTGCTGGTTTAAGTAAATCACCAACTGCTCTTGATAAATTTTCTGTTTCATTTGATAAATCTTTAAATACTTGTGTGGGATCTGCTTTAACTAAAGCCTCTAAAGAAGCTGCCCCTTCTGTCTCAATCTTTCTTAATGATCTCAAAACAACTTCACTTGTCAATTTACCTTCAGCAGCTAGTTCTTTTAGTTTTCCAATAGGAACATTAAGTTCATCTGCTATTGGCTGTAATAATGTTGGTATTTGTTCAGATATACTCCTAAATTCATCACCAGCAAGCCTTCCTGATCCAAGAGCCTGCGCTAACTGTCTAAATGCGTTTGATGCCTCTATGGTTGAAGCACCAGCCAACTTAGCAGCCGTATTAAATCCAAAGAATGTACTTTTTATATCTTCTACACCAACACCCAAAGGAGCCAGTCTTGCTGTAATATCTGTTATCCCTTCAAGAGCTTCAGTTGCACTAAGTCCAAAAGCTTTTTGTGCATCTGCCGCAATCTGTTGCGACTTTGCAAAAGTTCCAGATGCTTTTGTAAGTAAACCAAGTCTTACATTTAACTTTTCAAAGTTTGCAGATGTACTTACTGCTTGTTTTGCTAATAATCCAATACCAATGCCAGCAATGGCTGTTCTAAGACCACCAAAGGCAGATTGTAGTTTTTGTGTTTTTGCTTGAACTCCAGTTAATGCTCTATTGGCACTGGTTGCATCAACTTTAAGTCTTACTACTGCCTCTGCCACAGATAAAAAAAGCCTTTATTATATATTACCTTGAATTGTGTTTTTGTCGTTGTATCTCTCTTTTTTCTTCTTCATGCTTAATTTCATAATAACCAGCCCAATATACAAGTTCTACCTCAGTTATTGATTTTCTGAGTTCTTCTAAAGTCTTACCGAGTTCTGTTGCTAGGAATAACTCAAATCTGAGCCAGCTATCCCCTTTTATTCTTTTTTTGCTGTATCAATATCAAGGGTTATATCATGCAAAAATAATTCAATCTCATTTAATATTTTTTCTGGTAGTTCTCTTTGTAAGTTAGGTGCATCAGCCATGCTAAAAGCTTTTGTACCATCTTCTAACTCTGCCATTTGACAAAGTAATTGGGTTGAGACAGTAAGCGCCTCTTCAGACCCTGCAAGCTGTTGTGCTTTAACTCGGTCAAACCTAGTGATAGGTTTAAAATATAAACTAACAGTTACATTTCCTTTTGAATCTTTAATATCGAATTTGCGTCTTTGAGTCATTTCATCTTTAAATGACTCTGCAATCAAATCAACAGTTCTTTTGTTTGGCATACATTAATGCGAAGTATTTTTAATTTACTATATATCTGAAGTTATTGCACCTGTTGTCTGGAATGTAATATTTATAAGCTGTATCTCACCAAGAGTTGCTCCATATTCAGCATTAGTAATTATTCCAGAAAAACCAAATTTTTTAGAACTAGCTGAACTGTCGGGGAACAATTCAAACAATGCGTCACCAGCATCACCTGTTGTAAGTATATCTTCAACAAATGCAAGATAGTCTGAGTTGCCAGCATTGTCATAGATCAATTCTGCTGAACCTTCACCAGAGATAAGACCACCAACAAAAGTCTTTGCGGTATCACCTTGCACTGTAGTCTCTTGAGTATCTTTGGTGATTGATAAAGACCAATTTCTAAGACCTGATATATCAGCTTCTGTTCCAGCAGCATTATGGAACATTATTTTACCGACATCACCTTTTACAGCAGCCATAACAAAAAAAAGAAATATTTATAAATATATTAACTCTTTTCAGACTTTTTTACATCTTTCTTAGGATTTTGTTGATTCTCCATATATCTTTTGCAATTTGGGTCATACATTCTTGAATCTCTTACACCTTTGACAGCTTCAATAGCGTCAAGCATTTCCTCAGTAAAAACAAGTTTTGGCATGATCAAAGATCCTCGTAAATGTTGAAAGTAATTCTAATTTGTGTTTGAAACTTACCCTCTGGACTAGAAGTTAAAATCTCAGGGCCAATAGGTGAATCAAAAATTACATTAGATACAGTTACCCTATTGTATAAATCTCTTAGCCTTTTGCAAATTATGAAGTTAGACCCTGCTCCCAAACCTTCCTCTGTAAATACATTCAATAAAACTAAACCAACAACATTATTATCTGAATCAGTTGTTCCTCCCATTGTTAAATATTCACCAGCACCAAAGCTTGTAATGCACTGTACAAAGGTATCTTCCGTAGTGCTATCAAATGCCATATTATTAAAAACAACAGGTATAGCGGGACTAGAGGCTAGTTCTGTTGCAAGTCTTGCTTCAATAGTGGATCTAACTGTATTTAAATCTGTAGCAGCCATTTAGAACCTCCCAAATTGTCTATTAATATAAATTTCAAGTTCTTTCCCAATGAGTTCTGGAAAACCAACAACAGTTTTTTGTTTTGTTCTGAATTTACTTCCCCATGATGGTGGCAAATTAACACCAAAGCATACAGGCTCTGCATAAACAACATTATTTGAGACTATGCCTTCAAGTGGTTTTATTTGTGTCTGCCATGCTGCTCTTAACCTCCCAGTATCGACAGGTGTTGCTTTTTTAACTCTTCTTGTCCACTCAAGAGTAGTTCCAGCAACAGCATCAACTATCAGTTCTTTATAAAAATCTTTTACTTGTGTAATTTTAATCCGTCTTGTCATATTTACCTCAAGATAAGATCAAAACTTACAGCAGTGTTATTTTGTTCATTAGTTATAACTTGAATAATTTTAAATTCAACGCTACTTATAACAACCCTATCTTTTGTAGTTGGGGCAAAAGTAAGATCACCAGCAGATATTGTCAGCAACTTATCCTGAGATTCAATTAAATCATTCACTTGATTTTTTGAAACATTACTTAATGCACCTTTGATAGTTGTATCAGATGTACTCTCAGTAATAGCTCCTGTTGTGGTGTTATAACTTCCAGC